TGTTTCTTGGGCTTTCGCCGCGGTTTGTTCACACGTCGTGTGAATGCAGATTGCCGTCTGCCAATTGAAGGTTTCAATTGTTGAAAACGTGAATTTCTTGACATTTTCATTGCCGACCCCCAACCGCCGCAGCTGGCAGTTTTGTGGCTTGCTTAGGCCATTGCCCAGGTGGAGCCCCTGGGCTGGCAACATGAATACTTGGCTCAGCACATATAGCGAGTAGCTAAATGCGCTGAGGTTGAGTAACCACCCAAAAACTGCACTAGTTCAGGATGGTCCAAGTCTTCATGCTCACGTATGTATTTTTCAATCTCAATTTGCAATTTAGGTGACATACCATAAATCTTTTCAAAAATATCACGATGCTCAGCTTTCGGATGCTGAACATCGCCCTGGGAGAACATACGTGAATACCAAAATTCGGTGTCAGTGCTTTCTCGATATTGATTCTCACTGGACCGAGTTTTGCCGACATATTTGGCCGCATATGCAGAGACTAAAGGACAAAATGGGCAATTTTGGCTGAGAGACATTGCTTTTGCTGACATCATCTCCTTCTTAAAGAGCTCAGGCGCCTGGTATGGACATGTCAATGACCATCCTGCTTTAAGCAATACGCGCCGTGGGTCTTGTAAAGCCCATACAGTGCCATCTTTAAGCTCAAACATCTTAGCACTGCAAAAGTCTCCATCATCTATACGGTCAAGTTTCTCAATAGTAATTTTAAACCCCAATCGCGAATAATCCTCAGGTGTCGGAAGAGGGCCATGGCACATGAACATGCCATCGTCACCCTCAACTACGCCTCTAATGCGTGAGCCAACCTGATGTGCAACAAACTTGCTAACCATCAAATTGACAAAGCCATTTCCTAAGGAGGTATTCATATCACCGCTCATTCTTGTTGCTCGAACCTGATAAGTGCATCCACTCATAGAACATTTATTCACACCATACAAGGGTTTTAAGAGCTCCTCTGGCATACCGTATCGACGGTATAGCTGACATTCAATGTGTTTAATTATAAAATGAGTCATCTGCGACTCATATCTGCTAAAGTCGGTTACAAACACATTGCCCACACCTCTAACACGATTAAAGGCGTGGTCGGCTCTTTCCTGTGGTGTCATTCCCTTCACAAATGACTTACATCTGTGTGTTATGTCCTTCTCAATTGCTGAAATCCAAGGCCCGGCAAAAACCTTGTAGTTATCAACGCGTGAATTAATCGTTCGTGGGTCTTTGAACTCAGTGTAAAACTCACGCTTGATAAAGGACTTGCAACGGTTCCATGTGTGTGGCTGTGGCCCCTCATTATACGCCTCTCTCAGTTGTTGCTTTCGTATACCCGGATACTTTGCTAATTCTAACCATTGATCAAAACACATTTCCTGACAATGTCCATTGTCTTTAAAGGGTTTCAATGGTTCACTTGG